TACATTTTTTTGATTAATTGAATAAGACTGTTCTTTTTTGTTTTTTGAAAAGTTAAAAAAATTAGACATCTACCCTCCGTTATAAAATGTGGGATGGATTTTATGTCCACCCCACACACATTACAATCACCACATGATGAGCATAATCATTACTGCAAACATAAAGCCCTCCTTTTTTTAAATTATATCAAGGATGGGTGGTACTTATTTACTATATTATCTATAAGTCAAATACAACACATTATATCCGATTCTTACGCAGCGACATTCTCTGTCTGCTGGACTTCATGAACAGTTTTTAAGTTTCCATTAACTTCCGGGCTTTGTAACAGTCCACCTTCTTCGTCATACATCCGTAGTTTACCGAACTCATTTATGAGTTCATATTCTTTATTATCGCCTTCGAGATTACAAACAACAGAATCTCCAGGCTTCAATTTAATAACGTCATCACAAAATCTTGTTAATTTTCGACGACCATTGGCAGTAAAAATTATTTCTGGATCACCGTCACTTATACGCCACGACCCATTAATTACACTATCAGAAGCTGATGATGATGTGTTTATTCTTAACAGCACATCTTTTGAAGATCGTAGAGGTTTCTGAAATACAATAAAATTTGTTTTCTTCTTAGTCCATACAACTCTTGGCCAAGCATCAACCATTTTACTGTCTTCATTAATAGTAGCTGGATTGTTTTTATCCATACTTACTTTAACGGCTTTACTTTTCTGGTTATTAATTCCCAGAAAAACAACCTTTCCGAACTGTTCGTCAGACGTTACGGTCATACCATTGTTTAGCTTGGCATGATCGAATTCGTAGCATCTCATACAAACTCCTTTTGTTTAAGTTTTAAATATTAATATTTTAAATACTTCTACACTATAGTTATTACATAACTTTTGTAAAAATAACATCAGGTTTTTAATATTGTTTAAAATCATTTTCTATGGTATATTAATATAGACACGTCTACATAATCCAAAAGGTTCAAAAAATGCCAAAAGATCCAATTCAATTCACATTGAATCAACTTATGAATATGGATAGTGACACTAGAAATAATGTAATTATTAATTCTACTGTCAAAAATACCATTGATACAATTCTAAACTCTGTTGAAAATGACGATATTAAATTAAGAGCTAACAATATAAAGGTTGTTGAAAAATATGATAATAAAAATGTTGCCCAGCAAAAAGATGTACGTAATAAAGGGCAGACATGGGCCAATGATTTACGGGCAGATCTTCAATTAATAGATAAAAAAACCAACAAGGTAATAGACTCTGTTGAAAACATGAAGATAGCGGATATTCCAAAGATTACCGATAGGGGTTCTTTTTTGGTTGGCGGCGTCGAATATCAATTTACAAAACAAGCGAGGTTAAAACCTGGTGTTTATACACAGCGACAGAAGAATGGAGAAATAAGTTCTTTTTTTAATGTCGATAAAACAATAGATTTTGAAAGAGGTTTTAATAATAATTTCAGACTTGGATTTGATCCTGAAAACAAAATATTCATGATGACCTATGGAACAAAAAATGTTCCATTAATTAATGCATTAAGAACTATAGGTGTTACTGACAAAGAAATGTCTGATTCATGGGGTAAAGATGTATTTAGTTCAAACTCACAGGCTTATGATAAACACCAGGATATAAATCAAAATAAGTTATATGAAGCTGTGTTTGGTAAACAACCAACAAAAGAATTAAACCACCTTGATGTATCAAAACAAATAAAAGAAAGGTTGTTTGCTACCGAACTCGATCCTGATGTAACCGAAATAACGCTTGGGAAGCCTTTTAAGGAGGTTAATAAAGAAGCTATACTGGACGCCTCAAAGAAAATTCTCGACATAAATAGGGGTGTAGTTGAACCCGATGATAGGGAATCTCTCATATTCAAATCTTTTTACGATGTTGAAGATCATATGAGGGAAAAGCTTGTTAAAAATTCAGATAAAATAATAGGCAACATAAGATATAAACTTAATAAAAATAGGTCAATTAAACGATCTTTAAGCCCACAATCATTTAATCCTTTTGTTACCGGAGTTATTACAAATAGCAGCTTATCCAGCCCACCAAGCCAGGTCAACCCTATTGCCATGTTGGGTGAAGGAACTAAATTTACCGTCATGGGTGATGGTGGAGTAGGGTCTGCCAATGCCATAACAAATGAGGCTAGGCAGATATCAAACAGTGAACTTTCGTTTGTGGACCCATTACATACACCCGAAGGTGGAAATATAGGAATTGCAACACATACGACTATCGATACTATTAAAGTTGGAAATGATCTTTATTCAAAGTTTTTAAATTCAGATGGTAAAAAAACATTATTAAGACCAATAGATGTGTATAATAAAAATGTTGCTTTCCCTGATCAATTTGTAATTAAAAACGGAAAACCTGAAGCTATAGCAAATACTATAAAAGCAGTAAAAGCAGGCAAGCTTGTTGAAGTTAATAAAAAGGATGTTGATTATATAGTTCCAAATGCGATAGGAATGTTTGATACTTCCGTTAATTCAATTCCTTTTCTTGATTCAATTCAGGGTAATAGAGGGTTAACTGCGGCAAAGATGCAGGAACAGGCTTTGTCATTAAAATATCGTGAAAAGCCGTTGTTTAAAATATTAGACGAACATGACAAACCACTAGCTGAATCTCTTGGTGGAATAATAGCCCTTCCCAAATCACCTATTAATGGTACGATAAAAAGTATAACCGATGATAAAATTATAATTGAAGATAATCACAAAAAAGAACATGAAGTTCATTTGTATAATAACTTTTCTCTTAATTCAGAAAGTTTTCTTAATAATGAAGCCAAGGTAAAAATTGGTGATGTTGTTAAAACTGGAGATGTTCTTGCTGATAATAATTTTACAAAAGATGGCCAGATTGCTTTAGGTACAAATTTAAGAGTTGCATATCTTCCTTATCGTGGATATAACTTTGAAGATTCAGCTATAATGTCTGAATCTGCGGCAAAAAAACTTACATCTCAGCACATATATGACTTAAAGGCAAAGCGTACATCAAAGGGTGTTTTTTCAGCAAATAAATATAAAGCTTATTATCCTGAAGAATTAACATCTAAAAATAAATCAAAGCTTGATAAAGAGGGTGTTATATTACCAGGACAAACAGTAGAACATGGAGATATTGTAATAGCACATTTAGAAAAAAAGAGCCCTACAGCTGACGACTTAGCCATAGGTAGATTAGACAAACAGCTTAAAAGAGATATGGCGGACAATGCCATTAGGTGGGAAAATGACCATATCGGAATAGTTACTGATGTAAAGAAGATAGGTAATAGTATTGTTGTCAATGTAAAGACAGAAGAACCACTTAAAGAAGCTGATAAAATATCTGGTCTTCACGGTAATAAACATATTGTTTCAAAAATAGTTCCTGACGACCAAATGCCTTTTGATCCAAAAACCGGTAAATATATAGATCTTACCATGAGTCCCCTTGGTGTTTCAAACCGTATTAATACATCTCAAATACTTGAAAGCGCAGCAGGTAAAATAGCAGAGAAAACAGGTAAACAATATCCTATAAAAAATTTTACTCCTGGTGATAATTCAACAAGAATAATGGAAGATTTAAAAGCAAACGATCTTTCCGATAAAGATATTCTTATAGATCCGGTAACTAAAAAACCTTATAAGAATCCTGTTGCAACCGGAGTGTCACACATATTAAAGCTTGAACATAAGGTTGACCACAAGTATTCTGCTCGTTACAGGGAAGGTTATGATTCAAACGAACAACCCGTAACCGGTGGAGAAACTGGGGCAAAAAATTTAGGAAGAATGGAATTAGCCGCATTGATTGCCCGTGGTGCCAATGAAAATATTAAAGAGATGTTTTCCATTAAAGGTCAAAGAAATGATGAATATTGGAAAGCAATGGAAACCGGACAATCTTTACCGACCCCAAAGAAAGCTTTTGTATGGGACAAAATGCTTGCAATGATGAATGGTTCAGGAATCAATGTAGAACAAAAAGGTAAGACTTTTACACTTAATCCTATGACTGATGCCGAGATAATTGAAAAATCAAAAGGTGAACTTTTAAAACCAACTGACACTTATAGATTTAAAGATTTAGCACCTATGAGAGAAGGTTTATTTGACCCAGTAAAGGCTGGTGGAATTTTTGGAGATAATTACACTCATTTTAAATTACCTGAAAAAACACTTAATCCTATTACGGCTACCGCAGCCTCAATACTTACCGATATACCTTTAATAAAACTTGAAGGAATTATAACAGGGAAACAATTTGTTGAAAAAGGAACAGGAAAACTTGTTTCTCCAGGTTCACCTAATTCAATTTCTGGTGGACCAGCAGTTGAAATACTTTTGAAAAAAATTAATGTAAAAGACGATCTTAAACAAGCAACAGACATATTAGATAAAACCACTAACGCAACTGAAATAAATAGGCTTAATAAAAAAATAAAATACCTTAAAGTTTTTGATAAGAATGGTACTAAACCAACCGATTACTTAATAGAAAACGTATTAGTTCCACCTTCAAAATACAGACCTATTTTTTCAATGGGTGAAGGCAACGCCGTAATAACGTCTGACGTTAATGATTTATACCAACAGACGGCACATACTGCCATTGCTCTGAAAGATTTAAAACATGAACTTGATAAAGTTATAAACGATGAAGATATAAAAAACCTGCAGTTAGCAGAGGCAAGAGGTCAGCTTTATAGCGATTTAAAATCAGTTACGGGGTTGCAGGAACCCACATCATATCTTAATAGAGTTCATGATAAGAAGGGCTTTATATCACAGATAGACGGTGGAAAAAAACAGACTAAAGAAGGGTTCTATCAGGACAAGGTTCTTGGAAGAAGACAAGACTTGGTTGGAAGAAGTACGATTATTTTAAATCCAAATCTTAATGGAGATGAAATTGGTATCCCTAAAGAAATGGCTACACAAATATTTAAACCATTTATAATGAAAAAAATGGTATCGTGGGGATACAGTCCGCTTGAGGCACAAAAACAAATTGAAAACGATACATCTATATTTGAAAGAGCAAGACAGGTTGTTTCTGATGAAAGGCTTGTTATTGCAAATAGAGCACCGTCACTTCACAGATGGAATATGATTGCATATAAACCAAAATTGACTGAGGGTAAATCGATAGAAACGTCCTCTGTAACACTTGTCAACAACACGAGCTCCGATATTGATGGTGATAATTGGCAGATACATTCTCCAATATCAAGTAAAGCTATAGCTGAGGCCGAAACAATGAAACCATCAGCGAGTATGTTAAAAGTAGGTTATGATACAGTTCTTAATCAACCATCGATGGATATGTCTGTTGGATCATGGCTTGTTTCTAGAGGGCAGGGTGGAATAGATACAATGTTACATTTTGATACAATAGAACAGGCTCGTGAAGCTTACAGGCAACACAAATTCGACCATGGTGATTCTGTTCAAATAGGAAAAATAAAAGCGCCGTTTGGTATGCATGAGATTAATAGTGTTGTTCCAGATGATTCTAAAAAATGGGATGTTGAATTAACTAAAAATAATACTGAGGATTGGTTAAGAGATGTTACTAAAAAACATAATGGTAAAATAGCATTAGGTCTTGCTGATAAAATAAAAGATGTTGGAAGTAATTATGCCACAGATTTTGGTTTTACGCTTGGAGTTTCCGATACAATATCTGATAAAAACCTTAAAAAAGAACTGGTTGATGAAGCTAATAAAAAAATAGTAAAAGGTGATAAAAAATCTATTATAAAAGCTTATGCTGACGTATTAGATAAAGGACGTAAAACAATTAAAGAAAATCTTGGTGAACACACTATGCTTGGTATTGCCATGAAGTCTGGTGGTGGCAAGGGTGTTGAAAATACTTCTGCTATAACATTTATGCCTGGAATAGTTGTAGATGCCAACGAACATCCAATAGCAAACCCTATAACTAGTTCTTATTCTGAAGGTCTTAATACTTCGGAATATTGGTCTGCTGCTCATGGTGCCCGTGGCGGTAATATTAAGAAATCAATTTCGTCTTATTTACCTGGATGGATGACTAAAGACCTTACTAATTCCCTTTATGAAACAATGATTAATTCTGAAGAACCGGTTGACCACCAAGGTATAGAATATCATGTAGATGATAAAAAAGGAATATCAAATAGATTTATTGCACAGGACGTTAAAACTACCGGTGGTAAAATAATAGCTAAAAGAAACGAACTTGTAGATTCTGATGTTGTGAACAGGTTAAATAAAAATAAAATAAAAACAATTTTTGTTCAATCACCCTTAACTGACCCAACTCCAGGCGATGGATTCTCAAGTTATTCATATGGTACCGATTATAATAAAAAGAAACACAATATAGGTGACAGTATTGGTATCATGTCTGCCCATACTGTAACAGAACCTGCCCTTAACTGGGCAATGAAGGCGTTTCATACAGGTGGAGGACTTGATATAAAAAAGAAAGCTGGTGGTACGGTTTTTGATAGATTATTCGATACTTTAAAGTTTGCTAAAAGTAATCCTGACAAAGCCACACTTGCAAACATTGATGGTAAGGTTGAAGATATAAAGAAATCAACCATTGGCGGGTGGGACGTTGTTCTTGATAACGGAAACAAAAAAGAAGTAAGGTATATAGACTCAAACAATGAACCGATAGTTAAAAAAGGAGACAGAGTAAAACCTGGAGATCTTTTATCTTCCGGAACACCATCCGCCCATGATATACTTAAATATAAAGGGATGCCTGAAACACAGAAATTTCTTGTAGATCAGATAAGCGATATAACTGATAAAAAATTGGATAAGAGAGATATAGAAACTATCGTAAGAGGGCTTACCAACACTACAAGAATTCTTGACCCAGGCTCCAACCATGATTTTGTAAAAGGTGATGTCGCTCCATTAACTTCGGTTAATTTTTATAATGATAACAATAAAAAAGAAGTAGATATAGAGGACTCGTTGGGAACATATCTTTCACAGGATTATAGACATTTAAAAGCCGGAACAAAAGTGACCCATAAAGATATAGATACTTTAGATAGATATGGGTTTAAAAGAATTGTTATAAATAAAGATCTTATTAAACATGAACCTTTTCTTGTTCCTCAGGGAATACAAGCAAAGCCTAAACTATCAGAAGACTGGCTTGCAAGATTAAGCCATAACAGACTTGATACAATGTTAATGGAAGCAACAACACAAGGGTGGAAATCAGATTCGTCTGATAAATCGCATCCATTAAATAAGTTTATAACTGGCAATTATTAATTAACTTTAAAGGAGAATGTATGAACAGTTTAATGAAAAAATTAACAGAGGAGATTGAGAAAAATGCAGGACAGTTCCCTCAGCCTAAGGGAGATAAACCAAAGGCTGCAAACGAGAAGAATAGTGGAGGAAAGGGCTTCCCTCCTAAAAAAGAAAACGGACCTGGAGATACTAAAAATCAGGGCGGAAATAATGATAAAAAAGAAAATGGAAAAGTATCTGAATCTGGAAAAAAATCTGAAGGAGAAAAAAAAGAAACTCCTCCGTTTGGAAAAGGTAACGAAGGAAAAAATCCTGAAGCTAATGGACCAAATAATGGAAACGGGAAAGACGGAAACGCTGAAACAGGAAATGCGCAACAGGATGCTGGAAATGTTAATAATCAAGGCGGCGCAGGACCCGGAACTGGTTCGACTGATATTACGGCAATAATAGATTTCTTTGCACAGAACCCTACCCCTGACGATAATTCGTTTCATCAATTCGCAGAACAACAGGGGTTTGATGTCCATCAAGCAGAATCGATGGCTTACGCTTTGGCTGGAAAATATGTAATGTTTTTAAGAGGTGGTGATTCTGGTAATAAGAAAATAGATATGTCGCAAATTGATCCGGAGCAACTCGACAAAGGAATTCAATCTGAATTAGAACATACATCAGACATAATTACTGCTAAGAAAATTTCGATAGACCACTTGTCAACAATGCCGGATTATTATAGCCGTCTTGAACAAATGGAAAGTGGTAGTGAACAAGTGGTAGCAGAACCAAAACAAGAACAAAGAAATCAAAAACAAGAACAGACAGATAAGAAACAAGAACAACCTAATAAAAAACAAGACCAGTTTAATCAAAAGAAATAGTAATGTTTAACATAGGTAAAAAAAAGACACGCTCATAACGTGTCTTTTTAATACCACCACAACAACTAATTTTTCGTGTCGTTGGTATTTTTGGCCTTATCCGCTTTGGCCTTTTCGATGATGCCACGGCCCAAATAGCCGAGCGTAAGCGCCGCGATTGCCGTTCCTGCGTAGGTACCGATTTTGAGATAGAGATTCATACAGCCTCCTGTTTTGTTGTGATGGTTGTAATATGTATACTGCTACAATATAGTTATACCAGATTATGCCAAAAAATAACATAAAAACACCCTAAAATTGAGTTCTTGAAAAACAAACGCCTTAAAACTATACTTAATATAGACAATTAATAAGGAGCTTCCTTGGAAGTTACATACACCCCAGTTCAGGTTATCTGCAGCGGACAGATTATAAAATATCTTGCCGATTCTGAAACGTATGAAGTATTTGTCCATAAAACACCTAACGATAGTCTTCTAAGTAACGTTCCAGCCACAGCAATTCACCATCCAGGTTTGTCTGAAAATTACAAGATAGGTGATTACGTAAAACTATCAATGATGTTTAATTTTGAAAATGGAATACAAAATAAGTTTGTCGGGCCGTGTAATATTGCTGGCACAAATCATATTATAGGACTTTATAACGAAAGATCTCTTTTAAATATAAAAGTTGAAAATCCCCTTACCCATCACAGCGACACATTAACGTTTGTTAATAAGAATAATGGTGCAGGATTAGCTATAGATGATGATGGTTCAACCAGGTTGGTTTCGGGGTCTAATTTTATTCTTATTAAGGGCTTCGGTTATGGTATCAACCAGGATTCACAGTTTACATTGGCTCAAAATCATATAAAAACTATAGCCGCAAACGGACCTTATTATACGTCAAAAGAACATTTTGGAATGTTTTCAGGTTCAAGTTTAGAAGACCAGGTTAACAGAACAACCGATGAAGATTTCCCTATAATTTACAGAAGATTCGTTTCCCAATCAATGGACATTAAAAACTGGGTGTCTACCTGTGAAGGAACTTTCGCACCATGGTTTGGTCCAAACAACAATCATGATTATGTTCAGAAAAGCAAGGATGTGCTTTTTACAAAAATTATAAATAATAATAAATCAAGAGTTACACTTGAGGTAGGGGAACCTGGAAAATTTATTAACCTAAGAATAGATGATGTAATTGATTTAGAACAGGAAATACCAACTGGTAATTACGGCGCAGTTACAGGTAATTTTGGAAACAGATTTAGTTTAACAGTTGATGAAAAAGGATCGGTGGATATAAGGGCTGCAGGTAAAGGTAAATCAGTATTGGAGGGCAATACGCATGGATTTCATTTATCTATAGACTCTGACGGAAATCTTACAATGAAATCTTCAGGAAAAATTACATTAACTCATGGTGATAGTGACGTAAGTAATAATTCAATAGTATTGGACCCAAAAAATGGTATTGATATAAAGGCGAATAAAGGTTTTAGGGTAAATGGAAAAGAACTTGTTACTAAAAATTTCCTTGACTGGTTTAAACAAAACGAAGCAACGATGTGTATGGTAACGGCTATAGGGGCACCGGCTCCTTTGGTTAATATACCTACCTTTGAAACTGGTTATAATTCAACGGGACCCGAAGGTTTTGAAAGTAAAAATGTTGCTTTACCGGCAAAAGGAGACAATCCTGATAATGTTACATTCTATTCAATTTAATTGAACTTAAATGAATTATATTGTATTATAATATATAGTAGGATAAAATATGGCAATTATATTAAGAGCACCTTTATCGCCATTGGGACAATATTTGGTTCCTTTTGTTAAAGAATTTTTAATAACAAATCAAAAAACTTTAATACAAAATCCTACTGAATTAACCCCTGAGATAGGAGCTGAATCTTTAGCAAATACAATTTCTTACGCTGTATCAAAGGCCTTTGAATCACCTTTAGTTATAGCGGCTTTTGCTCTTGGAAACGTGGCATCGTGTGTAACACCACCAGGACCTGGACCACTTATAATAAGCGCGATAAATACACCGCCAATTGAATTATAAAAAAGGAAATCAATTATGATTAATCTTACAGATTCGGTCATTCAAAAACCATCTTTTGAAAAGTTGGCAGAATTTAAACTATCAAAAGATATCAGTGAATGGAACGAATCCATTCTTAAAAACTTTTATGAAGATGTTGATTTCCTTCCTAAAGAAATAGGCGTTAACGTAATAGTTAAGGACGTGGATGAAAACCAAGGTTATGCCAAGGGTAGCGTTGTTGTTTTTTATAATGGAAAACAAATCAATTTCCCTATTATAGTCAAAGAATTCAAACTTAGCCCGTTTGATGTATTTGTACATAAGGACAATAAAGAAGATGTTTACATGCCAGCAAGTGAAGATAATGTTAAAAAAATATTAATGTCTGACCAAATAGCTACCCTTGAAAACCGTTGGGACATGGCTCGTGGACATCAGCTTATTAAAACCCCTGGAAATATTATTCCTAAACAATCAATCAATCTTTATGACGCTTCCGAGGAATCTATATACCCTCCTTTCGCTAAAATGTCTCATTGGAGAGAATTAGCTAAAAAAGAAGACCTTGTTAAACTAAGTGAAACGCTTGTAGGTATGCCTGATATTAATAATTCCTTTCATGATAATACTGGCGACCTTATTACAAGTATTGTAGAACTTAAAGATTCTCAAAGAGAAGAGGTTACTCCAAAAACACATTATCAGGGAACACTTGATTTAAACAACGTTATTAATGCCAAGAAGGCTGTTACAGCTCTTGATACAGAACTACTCGATACGTCCAAGCTTGTTCCTTTAACAGCCCCCTGTGTGGCTGAATTAAGGCTATATGAATATCCTTCAATGGAGGATTTTATCAGTAGCGGTGACAATGCCTCAGAAAGATTTATAGCCACAAAAATAGGCAAACCTATTACAGGTATTGTTATTGATATGGTTGATAAGGAAAAATTTAATTGCGATAATTGTATATCTTGTGGTGGTGAAAAAGCTATAGATTCAAATTCTTCAGAGGAAGAGAAACTCAAAGCAGTACGAAACAGAAGAGATCAGATTTTCTTCTCAATGGACGGTAAATATTACAGTGATTTTGATGATTATGATAAAACCGGTATTGGTTTCTATGGAACTGGAATGTTCAATACTCCAGATTCAGTTGAAAAAGCAGTAAAAGCTTTATCACTTGTAACTACCGATGATTTCATTAATTCAAACCCGGCCAATAAAGGTGATGGTTCAGATAAGCTTTTTGCCGGTTTCAGTATTATGGAACAAGGTAAAGAAAATCGTCCTGAAAGCGCATGGCTTGAGAACAGCAGGTATGGAAGTAATTACGATAAAGGTATATTTATTATCTATGGTGCTGGTTCAGCCTATGAATGTATAAGAATCGATGGCAATTTCAAGAAATTTCTAGTCAATGATTCTCATGTTTACGTATCTGTAGATAACGTCTGTATTCCAGCCAACGTAGCTTCGGTACAAAAAGTTTCTTCGGTTAACAACCCTGTTTATAAAATGGTTGTAGGTAAGGCAAAAAATATTTATCTTATACCTGAAAGTTCAATTATTATAAACAGATTGTTTATTAAGCCGCTTAATCGAAAAGAGTTTATGCGTCCAGACAAGTCGGTACAGCAGATGTATGAGAAAGCAAATATTACAAAGGTTGCACTTTGTGTAGTATCTGACGGTAAAGAACTTGGATATAGGGTTTCAGGCAAACCTTTTGAAGCAATTCAAAAAATAGCCGGTCTTAATAGCGGTATCTTAAGTACAAACGATATAAAAAATGTTTTAAAGATACTTGGAATGGATAAAGAAGCTTCAGATAAAGCTATGGCAACCGCGCTTACTAAATTCAGTAATTATGAACAAATCGATAAAAATGTTTTTATCTATGGTGTTAATGATGACTATATTAATAATAATGTTTTTGATGGGCAGGAAAAGACAGCAAGAGTAAAGGGTCTTTTACATGAAATAGCCTATGGTCTCAGGAAAGACCTTGTAAAAGAAGCTAGCGTTATAAGTGATCCAAATACCGTTGACGCTGTACTTTCGCTTAATTTTATTAACGAAGAAAGTCTTGGAAACTACATTGAGAACATAGATGAAATGAGAAAGGTTGTTTGTGAATTATCAAAGCTTCTTGTGGCATCAAGGCTTGGGTTAAGTGATATAGACGAGACTGCCACAAAGAATTCAATTACCGGTCTTGAAGATGTAATTAAAGGCCTAGATAATATTAAGATGGCTGTAAAATAAATGTTTAATAAACTTGCAAGAAGTTCCGACGAAGTATTAAAAGCTTTCGCAAGCATGGCTTTAGACCCTAAAGTTGTTGGATATGTTATTAAACTTCCCCACAAAGATAGAAATGGAAATAGGTATCAAATAAAAATGGCGGCAGACAGGGATCGTATTACACCCAAAGTTAAGTCTAGTGTATTACGAAGCCCTGCGCCGCAACCATTTAATTCTCCTGCGATAGTTAACAAGGCAATTCAAAAAGAACAATCCAAGCCAGTCACTGATGTTAAAGATGTGGCTGTACCAAAACCAACCTACGATGGAAAATCCGCCAACATGACCGCTTTAAGTAATAGGTAAAAAAAGACTGATAAACCAGTCTTTTATTAAAGAAATCACACTCCCGCTATTGATCCGAATTTCACGGATCGCCGCATGGATTCAGCTTTTACTAAAAGTCTTAGCTTATGTTGATTGCCTTTCGACTCGATATTCCCAGTTAAGGGTCACACCTCATAAGAGCAGCGTCTAAGTACCATTTCCGCCAAGTGTAATTTCTTATTTTTTACTATTAAAATATTCAAAAAACTTTTAAATTAACAACACGATTCTTCTGTTTGACATCCACCCATGAATAAATTCGTGGGTGGATGTCAAAATTAACTATTTCCTCCCAGACATCGACCCAGGCTTATTAAAACCGATTCCGCCGTTTGGGTCATTTTGTTTTGTCTTCTCGTAATCAGATACACGAACTTCCAATTGTTTTGATGCTTTCTTGCGCTTCATGAAATTCTCCTTGTTTTATAACCTACATTGTAAGTAACCGTGTTTTCGCTTTTGGGTTACATCGCCATAAGCTGTTTATTTCGACATTGTTGCTTCGAGGTCTTCAACCATTTCAGTAGTTGTTAGTGTTGTTTTTAACAAACTGAAAGAAATTTCGCTGCTTCCATAATCTGCGGCATCAATAGACATGGAAATAATCTGTTGAGCAATAGCTTTATCATCAACACCATTAAACGGATAGTGACCATATTTATTTCCGTTAATGATAAGAGTAAAACCCCACACTCCGTTAACTTCTTCAATTCTCATTTCTGCTCTTGCCATATAAGCCTCCTTTAAAAGTTTATCATCACAATATAGTTATACCATAAAATTTACAATAATAACATCGTTTAATAGCTAAAAAAAGACTGCCGGGTCGGAATCGGCAATCTTATTATATCATTCACACAGACAGTACCGATTGGGGTCGGGGACAAGGTAGGTGCTTAAACCTACCTGTCCGTCCCGTGTTCATGTAGAGAACACGGGAACAGGTAGAAGGCTTGATCTCTCGACAAAGAAGGTTGTACAGAGAGATCAAGATACTACATTATAATCCAGCGCGAAACACACTGGCTGAGAAAAACTTCTCTCCTTCTGTATGTTGATATTTAAATTATTTCTTATTGTCTTTTTGTGGAACCGAAAACTTATTTTTAATCATTTCTACAAATTTACAGGCATGAGGAAATATTTCCTTTAAAAATGTGCCTGTAGCATCAATTACTCTGTTGAACCCATCTGATCGTTTGTCTTTTTCTGCTTCCACTTTGAACTCCCATCCGGTTGATATAACAAGTCTCTTACAAGGGCATCCGCCTCCTGATTAAACTTGTTGGTTGAATGTCCTTTGACCCACTTAAACTGGAAAGATTTGAACTCAGGGGACAACAAGCAAATCTCTTTCCAAAGGTCAATGTTAATGACACTATCACCACCAGACTTTTTCCATCCATTCTTTTGCCATTCAAGAACATACTCATTAAAATTATTAACAACATACTTTGAATCACTTATAACCGTACAGTCATTAAATCTAGATCCACCATAACATAGTTCACTGTACGTATATAGTGCCCTTAGCCCTTGAATAACAGCCATCATTTCAACCCTGTTATTAGTTGTATTACATACAATATGGTTGTTTTTTGTTATAATATTATTTCCTGCATCTAATATTATATAGGCCCAGGCACCATAGCAACCACAGTCTCTTTTGTTTCCTGAACAACCACCGTCGGTGTATACAGTGAAATTCAAGACTGTACCGCTTCTAGTTTTGGAAACTTATTATTTTCAAAGGCTACAAGCTGATTCATAAATTTTTCACCCTTTGATTTATCCACAGACATAAGAAACGAAGCCCATCCCTTAAGTGCCCTTAACCTTGATTTTGTTGTTCTTTCAGGATATTTAACCAGGGCATGATGTACCTTGGCCCTGAATTGTTTTACTACACTTTTTTGTATACTTGGTTTTTTATTAACTACAATTCCGCAAATCTTCATTCTGGTAGCTTTATTTTTATATCTCGTTTTTTCGCGCTTTGGATTAAAGTTAAAAGCCCACAAAAGAGCATAGGCTTTCTTTTTGGTCTTTTCCATCAATTCATTTGCGTTTAATGTATTACTGCTGAATGCAAGGTCGTCGGCATAGCGTGTATAGGTGATATTATTCTCAGCACAATGTTTTAAGATTGCCTTGTCAAAACCTCTCATAACCACATTAGCCAGCATTGGAGATGTAGGAAACCCCTGCGCCGTATAGCCATTATAAGTGCAGGCGTCTATAACCCTTTTAAACAAAGACTGATATCCAGTCTTTTCACAATACTCAGGAATAAACACCGCCTTTAACTCCTCACACCTGAAATCGAATTTTTGTAATTTATTTTTATACAAAGATGGGTGGCATTTACCATCTAGCATTCTTGTATATTTATTGCAAAATCTGCAGACGTTCTCGTTTCCAAATAAACAATTTTTTAAATGGTTCGTTGATATGGAATCGAAAAATTTTGCTATGTCTATCTTACCAACAGAATTTGCCCCTACATGTGGGACAGCGTTTGTAACTATGCCACGCTTTGGTATAAAACCATTTGCCGCTGAGCTGTATGAATATTTTTTAAGAAATTTATAATAAATCATTTTTTGTATATATTTTAAATTTGAATCTGGAGCGATAATGGTTCTTGTGGTACCATCCCTTTTTGGAATAGTAAACCTTCTTATGTGCTGTTCCTTGTTGGCAAGAATATCATCGACATCCCTTACGTCTTTTCCAAACATATATTTAAAATCAAAATTACTATTGGTCTTTACCAGATCGTTCACTGGAATCCTCCAAATCATCACTAATAGGTTTACTATTTAATACTGCAAATCTTGCTTCAGACATGTTTTTAACTTCACCGGTTTTAACAAGTTTTTCAGCCTCTTTTTCTATCATATCATTTTTATCGACAGCGTACTTCTCCATATTATCATCCTCTTCATTTAATATTTTTGAAATATAATCAATAAATTTATCAAGATCAGTTTCTTTTACAACCCCGGCCCCTATACCAAAATGTCCGCCACTAACCGGGATATAATTAAGCTGAACCAGTTTACCAAGATTAAATTCATTTTTCTCTTCATGCCATTGATTGTAACCGACAGAAAATTTAATATTTCCATTACCGATATTTGTTAATCTAATAGTATATTTTATTTCTGGATTTATTAGATATTCAGAATAAGTTGGAAATTGCTTAATAACTTTTTGATTTGTAATTGATATTTTTTTACTTATTATCATTGAGTTTTTTATTTTAATGGCTCTTTTAAAAACTTCTCTAATATAATAAGATCCAATCCTTAATCTGTACATTGCGTCATCAATGTCCATATCACAGGTATCGATCATTTCGACTATTCTGCAGTAGATCATATCGTCAAGATAATTTTGTTCAAGATATGCCCTTAATTGCATAATGGCCCTGGCGTCTTTAAATATCTGATCTACACTTTTATAAGCACAAGAATCAATAATGTCTACATCTTTAAGAAGAGTGTCGAAAATATTACAATCTGGATCAAAAAACGATTTTACAAGACTTGTAGCCGATGGTGATTTTGGGTTATAATAAACTTTTTCATTCTGAACAATACAATCCCCGAAGTCATGATTGAAATGGTGATCAATCCAAAGATCGGCATTTTTATGATATTGATAATCGACTATAATGTCTTTGTCGTTTTTTGATTTTATAATATTATTAAAAAATGTATTAAATTTTTCACCTCTCGTCAAAGAATCAACTGGGTATAAACGGCACCTTTGTTTTTCATTATAAAACATATAAAATGCCGCCGACATAATACCATCGACATCATTATGAAAAAAAATATGATTTGTAGGCAATAATCCTCCAAGTTTAAAAAAATAAATTAATATTCTTACAATATAGTTATTACACTAATTTTAGAAAAATAACATTGATGATAAATAAAAAAAGCACACGATAAGCTGTGTGCTTTAAAATTTAATGATGAATACCGTGTTTTAGCTGGTCAGGCTTCTTTTTAAGTTAAATCTCCGCGTAGTCTGCAAGACTACCTCCATTTGTTTCAGCCGGAGCAAGCATATCTAATTTTTCAGACTTTAGATTGTCTACTAATGATCATAGATGGGTTTGCAGTCCCATTTCTTTTCATTAGCCGCACGGTTATTAGTTACGGTTAGCAGAACCGTTATAACTAATAATCAACCCTTTTTTTGGAGCACGACATTCATCATTTTTATTTGACGTTAATACTTATATCTCTCTATTATAGTTATACCAGATTATTGTAAAAAATAACATAAAAATTAGGATAAAATTTGGGCCATCTTATAATAAGACGGCCCGAGGATATTTAAGCAGATATTACTTTTTGTTCATCGAATTAGCAACAGCCATACCACCTGCGCCTGCAGCAAGCCCAGCACCACCGGCAATAGCGGCAACAGGATTTTTCTGAACAACACCTTTAGCCACCTGAAAACCCTGCTTGGCAATATTCTTAACCCACGTAGCACCTTTGCCTACATTGGCTGATACCGATGGAGGAATATTAAAACCAAGTTTTTCAATCTCGTTTTTATATGCGTTTTGACGAATTTCTTCAAACTTGTCGGAGGCTTTCTTTTCAAGAGGTTTTACATATTTTTCAGCAACATTAACGTTTTCTTGGGCTATTTTCGCAAGCAATTAGGTCGCAACCTGTTTTGCGGTCTTTTCCACAATAACCTCCAATTTTATAATTTAAATGAAATTATGTTAGTAATATAGTATAATCTATAATAGATAGTACCATTTATCATATATAAATACAAGATTATTTTTAAAAAAGCATATATGATAAAAATATAGTATATTGTAATAGGAATATTATGGCAACAATTCCATTTAAAAAATTTATAATAACCTTCTTATTATTCAGTAAGGACATTCAATTTATAATTAATAAACTTAAGGAGTTCGGTTATTTTATAACCGAAACACAGGTTGTAGATATTTTTAACGAATTAAAGGTTATGCTTCCAGAATCACTTAAGGAGTTAATTGAGTCAAAAGGAATTTTTGATTCCACTAACGAGATACATGCACAATGGCTCAAACAACTCGGAGTGTTCGAGTTTTATGATTTCATATTAAGAAGAGATATAGACAAAACTGACCCAAGACATTTTCATTGGTGCGATAATTGCTTATGGATTAATAAATATAAGGACATTATGTGCCTTGTAAATATACTTCTTTTTAATAATGATTCAGTTGAAGAGATATGCGATATTATTTCTTTTAAATATAAAAAGAAAATAGGAGTCGATACATTGGAACTTTATAAAAGAATGTTCTGGGAGACCGAAAATTTAACAGCCAAAGACGCCCTTGAATATTGCATACCCTTCAGAGATAACATGCTTATAGTTAAAAAAATGAGAGGCGGAGATACCGAAGTACATATAAGAGAAGAAATGGATGATGGAGCAGATGTTCCTATTACGTTTCATAATACCAATTATATAAAATGGAAAATTGGATATAATAAAACGGTTGAGGTTCCTACTGCTAAAGATTTTTTAAGCAAGGTTAAAACTGATAGTTATTATAAATATTATGAAGCAATGAATATGACGAAAAGTATACAGGTTGAAGAAGAAGATGGGGTTGGACAGTTTGGGGATTTTAATCAGAACAACGTTTTAAAGAAGAACGTAGAAGAACAAAGGGTAAAGATGGCCAAGGGATGGTTTGACATATTCCTGAAAGCAAATGAAGCAATGCCGGAAAGCGGAGAAGATACTAAGAGTTTCTTTGATAAGATGGGACAGCTGGAATTGGATTTCACGGAAGGGGAAGAGGAGAAGATTGCGAGGATTCAAGATATGCCAGAGGTGTTGGGGGATATAAAGGGGGATTTAAGTTAATATGTTAGTAAGTCCAATTGTATTTGCCAGTAATATATTTTATTTAGATGGAGCACCTCTTAATTTACCATATGAAAAATTTAGGCACCTATATCCAATTTATAATAAACCTTCAAATGCTATACTTCTTAAGTTTGGAAGACAAACACACAAATCGACAACTGTAGCCTTTAAGACCGTTCTCCCATGTCTAAAATACAGGGACTACCATGCACTTTACGTCTCGCCAACTGGGGTACAAACCTCTGTGTTTTCAACAGACAAACTTGATGGAACTATAAGGGGGTCGCCTGTTATAAAAGAAAATTTTCTTACTACACAAACTAAAGACCAGGTAACCTATAAAGAATTTTCTAATGGAAGCAAAATCTATTTAAGATCTGCTTTTCATACAGCTGACTCCGTTCGTGGAATATCAAGCGACACAGTTGTCTTCGATGAGGTTCAGGATATTTGCCAAGATCATATTCCTGTTTGTGAACAATCAATGGGACACTCACTTGCTAAATGGCAAAACATGGCTGAAAGATACCCAAATCTTCCTATGCATTTATTTAATTGTAAAATATATGCAGGAACCCCAAAGACAATTGAAAATACAATGGAAAGGTACTGGGATAAAAGTAGCCAAACAGAATGGATCGTAAAGTGTTTGGCATGTAATAAATATAACTACGTTGACGAACTCAATATCGGACCTGAATTTTTGTGTTGTCGTAAGTGTGGTAAAAGAATATTTTACGAGAACGGTCAATGGATTTCAATGAATCAGGGTGGTCAAATCGACGGCTTTCGTCTTCCTCAAGTGGTATTACCCTGGATCGATAACATAAAAAATCCATTAGCTTGGAAAATAAATGTAATTGATACTAAATCAATATATTCTGTAGAAAAATATTCTAATGAAATTTTAGCATTACCATATGCAGCTTCTAGACATCCAATATCTGTTCCAGAATTAGTATCTTGTTGTGAAGACTATGATATGATTACTGAAAATACTTATGATATGAATCCTTTACTAAAAGGAACTCATATAATTACAGCAGGAATAGATTGGGGCAAAGGTACGCATTTAGCAAGTGGGGTTTCTTGGACAGTGCTTTGCATTGGAGCATTTATAAAAGGTAGATATAAAACAATTTTTATGAAAAAATATTCCGGAAGATTGTCAGAACCGATTTCACAAATTGCAGATCTTATAAGAATAATAAGAAAGTTTAATGTCAACCTAACTATTGCAGACACCGGTGATGGTAGAACATCAAATGCTATGATGGCTGAGGCTTTTGGTCCATTAAAATTTGCTGAAGCACAAGAGCACGGAACAATTAAAAAAAAGATAATTTGGTCAAAGACCCTCGGACATTATATATTTCATAGAACAAGGGTTATGACTGATCTTATTATGGAAATAAAAAACTCTACAGTTAATTTTTTCAAATACGAACAGTTTAAAGAATTTCAACCTGACTTTACAGGTATATTTAGTGAATATTCAGAGAGGACTAGACAAATGCTATATTCACACGTAGTCGCGGATGACGCTTTTCACAGTTGGATGTTCAGTAGAATAGCTATGAGTATACTTAGGGGAGAATATTCAAAATATTTAGTTGGGGGTGAAAATGAATCCTATTAAATTAATAAAAAGAAAAAATAATTATCCAAAATTTTTAAAATGGGGTAATAATATAGAAAAAATTCAAGAACTTTATAGGCAAGGTAAAACCCCTGGCGATATAGCACCTTTATATAATTCTAATCGTAGTGCTATTAAAGCTTTAATAAAAAGAACTATTGGTTTAAGGAGTGTTGAAGAATCTTTGAAATTTAAACACAACAATACATATGTAGATCCAAACGGATTAGAATATAAAGAGATTCAAGATTTATATAAAAAAGAATTTACTGCAGAAGAAATAAGTAAAATTCTTAAAATACCGTATACTAAAATTATTAAAATTTTAAAAGAAACTGTTGGTATAAAAAGTAGAAGTGAAATTATGAAAATAGCAATAAGCAAAGGCAGAATACCTACCTTATTAAAGAAGGGTGATACTGGACCTAAAAGTCCTCGTTGGATTCCGGATAGATCAAAACTAAAAGAGGATCGCATGTGGACCGAAGAAAGGGTTTTCTTTAAAGAAGTAATAGCAGAAAGAAATTACATATGTGAATTAACAGGAATAAGGGGTGGAAAATTAAGTGTTCATCATATTATACCTGTTCATAAAAATAAAGAATTACAATATGAAAAAACAAATGTTATTGTTGTACAGGCGTTAATACATAAACTGTTTCATAATTTTTATGGCCCATATAGTACAAAAGAAGATTGGGACTATTTCGTCTCCCATAAAGAATATCTAAAAACAATAGAAGAATTAAGAAAAGAAAAATTAATCAAATTGCCATACAGAATTAATTTAATAAAAGATGAAAATATAATCAACACTTTAGCAGCATAAGGGGGCATTATGCCTTTTACTTCCGAAGCACAGCGTAAATGGATGTGGGTCAATAAGCCAAAAATGGCTAAAAAGTGGGAAAAACATACGCCTAAAGATGCGGTTTTACCAGAACATGTAAAAAAAGCTGAAGATACAAACACTTCAGCTTTATCAGAATTTTTCTCAAAACTAGCACCATATTTTATGATTCTCACGAGAGAAAACCACGGGCCTTGTGCCCGTGGATGAATCGAATATTTACAATAATAAAAATAAACTTGTTATTCTATAATAACTATAGTATACTTATAGAGTATGCTTAAAGCCTATAAATATAGAATATATCCAAATAAGGAACAATCTGTTCTGATCGCTAAAACTTTCGGATGTGTTAGATACATCTATAATCAGGCTTTGGCATTAAAAATAAAGTCATATCAAGAAACTAAAAAATCTCCATCTTGCTTTACTCTTATTACTGGTATGCTTATACATGAAAAATTTGAACATGATTGGCTTAAAGAAGTTCACTCTCAACCATTACAAATGGCTTTAAGAAATCTTGATAATGCATTTACCAAATTTTTTCGTGAAAAGAAAGGTTTTCCTAATTTTAAAAATAAGCATGGAAAAAATTCTTTTCAGTATCCTCAGGGCGTTACTGTCGATAAAAATAAAATTTACCTTCCAAAGATAGGCGATGTAAATATTATTTTACATAGGAAATTTAATGGTAAAATTAAAACTGTTTCTGTATCAAGAACTCCAACATTTAAATATTATGTATCAATATTAGTAGATGATTCAAAAGAAACTCCTTTAAAAAAGAAAGTTAAAGAAGTGTCTACAATAGGTATTGATCTCGGTCTTAAATCATATATAACAGATTCTAATGGAACAAAAACAACAGCCCCTTCTTATGATTTAAAACGTATAGATGTTTTAAATAAAAGGCTATCAAGAACTAAGAAGGGTTCACAAAACAGATTAAAAGCACGATTAATATTATCAAAGCAGTATGAAAAAATAACCAATCAACGTAAAGACTTTTTACATAAATTATCCTCAAGGCTTATAAGCGAAAACCAAACTATTTGTATTGAGGATTTAAATGTAAAAGGAATGATGAAGAATCATTGTCTTGCAAAAGCTATAGGTAATGCATCATGGTCTGAGTTTGTAACTATGCTTACTTATAAATCTGAATGGTATGGAAAAAACTTAATTCAGATAGGAAGATTTGATCCTTCATCAAAACTGTGCAGTAAATGTGGTCTAATAAATGAAAATCTGCAATTAAAAGAACGAGAATGGACTTGCGATTGCGGAGAAAAACATGATAGGGATATTAATACTGCACAGAATATTAAAAGCTTTGGATTAATAACACACGGCAGGAATTGCCGGAAGAGCCTACTGAGTAGTCCGGTTACGGATACTAGGAAGTAGGAAGCCACGCCCCTTGTGGGCGTGGTAGTTCACAAAGCACTAACAGGAATCTTAAGCCCTGAGGCTTCATTAATATATATTTCAGGGTTTATTTCAAGGTTCTGCATCCCTCGCGCTACAGCATCCATTCCTTTGTGTCTTGATGCTGCGAGGCTTAGTATTTCTTTTACCGTTTCGTCAAATAATGCATCGTACTGTTCTACAGTTTTTTGATATTCGGAAAGTTCTGATTGCCTGAATTCATTTATAAGATTATTCTTAACTTGTACCAATGCATCAAAAGGAAGCTTTTCTTTTGTAAGGACTCTTTCAAATAACTTGGCGACATAAGATTTAAAAATATCGACAAGCAGTTCTTTACGATCAATTTTAGGATCTGCATTGAAAATAGAGTTTTTTAACTCTGTCTGGAAATTGTAAGTATCACTCATGAATAACCACCCTTGTTGAAGTTATGTAATTACTATACTATTAATATATATCAATTTCAACTTATTTGTTGATAGTTATAACAATCAATGATAATATTATAATATAAACAAGGATTCAAATTAATAAAATGGCAGATTTAATCCAACATATAAAAGATCTTTCTCATAAAGTTTCCGAAGATTATTTGTTATTCGGAAAAGATATGAATGATAACCTTGTTGAATTATATGAAAATGCTGAAATAGAAAACGATGAAGTTTTAAAAAGAATTTGTGAACATTCAAACCAAAACGTTTATCTTGGTATGTTTAACGACCCATCAACGAATAAAAAAAATATAATTTTTAAAATAGCTGATTTTAATACAATTATCCCAATTATAAGGGAAAGTGAGACAGCAATGAACATACTAAACACCCCTCCGGAAGACTATAGGGCCAAACTTTCTACGGCTGAAACTAAAAATAATGAACTTGAAAACGCCGACGAAGATAATGAAGCAACGGAAGTTCCTAATTTAAAAAAGTTCGCCGGACTTGAAACAGCCTTATATTATAGAAAGGTTTTAAAAGAATTCTTAGATAAAGTAGCGGTAATGAAATGTTCTGAAGAGAAAATATCCGAGGAGTCTTTTGATAAGATGGCGCATGATGCCAGGGTTCTTGTAGCAAAAGGTGATTCTCTTGGTGATATTTCAAAGATAGCAGCACGAAGTATAGTTGAAAAAGGTGGAGATTTTACAAAAGTAGCCCAGGCCTACGATATGATTAAAAAAGACCTTGAAGACAATAATTATAATGTAAACACTGAATTTACAAAAATATCATCAATGCACATTAATCATAAATCTAAACTGCTTCAACCAGTCCATTCTTTTTCAGATTCAATTATGAAAATAGCCGCCTTTAACGAAATGAGTACAAACCTTATTTCAACGCTTAATATTTTTGATAAAGTAATTAAAGAAGCGGTTAAATAATGAGTATTAAAGATAATATAATGTCTTCTGTTAAAAATGCTATTGATAAACCTAAAGATAGTATCCAGAAAGGTTTTTATAAAAAAGTTATAAAGCCTGATTCTGAAAAGAAAGATTATAATGTAGGTAAAAGATTATTAATGGCTGGAGGTGCTGGGCTTGCAACTGCAGGATTATCATTTGCGGCCCTGACAGCTATAAAAAAATTAAATCCTAATTTATTAAAAACATTACCAATTAATACAGCTTCAATTATAGGTGGTTTTTCAGGAGCTACAGCAGGATTTCTTCATCCGGATATAAGAAATTCTATTATTGATTATCATAAACATAAAGACGATAAAAAATTAAATGATGATTTTTCAAAAATTACAATGACTAAACAAGCAGGTTGGGGTGGAGCTGTTACAAAAGGTATAACTAATTTTGCCGGAAACGCGGCATCTACCATAGGAAAGACAATTGCTGGCGGAATGAAGTTTGGCGGTAAACCTACATTCGGTGAAAAAGTAACCAGGTTTGCGGTAAAGGGTACGGCTCTCGGCGGTATTGGATATGGTGGATATAAAGCCGTATCAAGCGCAACCAGACCTGTTTCAGGAGATAATTATACCACGTTGCTAAGAAATAATATATTGAATGGTAATATCTCAGGAAACGAAATAAGTGATCACGATAAATCAAATATAAACAACCTTGGAATGAGATAATGGCAAACTGGATAAAAGATTTTTCAAAAGAAATGGAGAAGCTTTCTTTTCCATTACTAAATACAATGATGAACGCATCTATGCTTGCCGGTACCGCCAGTGATATAAAACAATCACAGCAAAAAAATAAACTGCAGTCATTAAAGCAAAATGAAGGGGCGATGCAGCTTCCTCCTTCAAGTAATATTAATCCAGGTGATAGTCAAAAATTAAATCCTAATACAAATTCAGCAAAAACGTTATATTAAAAACAATGGGGTCAATTATGAATGTTAAAGAAGCCGCAGATAATCTTTTAAAAAAAGGCAGTATTACTCAAGAGGAATATAATGGTATTGATTTTGAGAAAGTAGCTGCAGGGGTATCTGACTTACTTAAGAAAAGGATGCTTGATGATGCTAAGGGTTTTGGAAAATCTATGATGAAAAAGATTTTAGAAGATCCTAAATCAGATGTTTTTCAACATGTTCTTAGTGATGGAGAGTTCACCAATTTAATGGAAGACAGTTTTAAAACAAAACCTTTTGATTCTTTTAAGAAAAATATATTTAATAATAGTGGTGCAGTTACTGCTGGTATAGCTGCGGGTGTGGTCGGGAAAGAAGGAATTGTAGATCCATTAATTCAGCGACAAAAAATGAATAAATCTTATTCTGAATTAAGTAAGTATACACCACAACTTCAAGAAGTAGATCAAAACAAAATAAGAGATTATTTTCAAATTATCAAAACCTATGCTCCAAATGCTGCTGCAAATCCTCTTGTTGCTGGAGCTATAGTTAATAAAATCAATGAGTTCGGAGGCGTTGACCATAAATTAATACTTGATTTACTTAATATGCAATCAGGTAAAAGTAATATGGAATCAGTTAAAACACTTGTTGGTGGTGGTCTTAAATCGTTTAGCAATAATCCTAAAGATTAACTTATGATACAACTAAAATATATAATAGAATCTTTTGAAAAGAATGCTTCGATGCATGGTGAGGCTATAAAAAAGATTTATAAGACCGTTAAGAAGCATCCTTTTTTGACAATAGGAGGAATTGGATTAATTGCAGGCGGAGCTTCAGCAATTGGTCGAGTATCAAGGGCTGTGTTGCCAACATATCACATAGCTAACGAAGAGAGAAAAAGAAAAACAATGCTTGATCAGACAGCTATTTTACAACAGATTGAAAATTCTTTAAATAAAAATAATGTTGTTAAAAAACAAAATCCCTATAGCATTCTTTCCACTCAACCTCTCGCCTAAATATTATGATAAAATATGTAACATTCGATTCTCAAGATGAATATGGTGAACACATATCATCAATTAATAATTTATACAGCATGAATAAACTTGCTTCAGGAAATTACAGTCCTGAAATAATGAAATTTATTCTTAATTTAAAACGACTTGATAATAGATATTATGCAGTAATTAACGCTGTTGGTGACATGGTATGGGGACCTAATAGAAATGGTGATGGTTTTCCAGAATCTGGAATTTCTCATAAATCTTTAAGAACAGATATGGGAACAGATCAGGATTATGGGTACCTTACTTTCATGTACTACGCAAAATTTTACAAGCACCATGCTAACAAAGACCCAAACAAATCTTTTGGTGAAGTTGTTTTTTCACATTGGAATCCTATACTTCACAGAGTTGAACTTGTTATAGCTATTGATATAGAAAAAACAAAAGATGTTGTAGATGCAATTGAAAAAGGTGAACCTGTAAGTGTAAGTATGGGTTGTTTTACAAATCCTGAATATCCAATATTAACTTTTAATGGATATAAACCAATTAAAGATATTAAAGTTGATGATTTGGTTTTTACTCATAACGGAAATTGGAAAAAAGTAACAGAATTACATAGAAGAAAATATACCGGTAAAATATATAAAATTGAATTAAGGGGACTCCCTGTTCCATTAGAACTTACCGCAGATCATCCAATGATGATGAAATGTTTTAAAAAAACAAGTTTAAATAAAGAAAGATCTTACACTAATCCAGATCAATTTGAATTAAAACAATTTGATTGGACCCATATAGAACACTCAGAAATTGGTGACCATATTCAATATCTTCCAGTAAAATATAGTGAATATGGATTATCATCCATATCAGATGAAAAGTTGGCAAAATTAATGGGGTATTATTTTGCTGAAGGATCTTTTATTTATAATAATGGAAAACCGTGTAGTATACAATTATCGTGTCATATAGATGACGATTTACCTAGAGAGGTTCCAAAGTTAATAAATGAACTTTTTCCTCAAACTACTTGTTCTATAAGGCCTCATCATAATAGTAATAAAGGGTTGTCTGTAGATATTCATTCGACAAGATTAGCTTGTTTTATGGATAAGTATATGTCACATTTATCTCATGATAAAAAAATACCACCAGAGATATTTGTTTCTGATAAAAATATCAAACTTTCTTTTATTGGTGCTTGGATTAGTGGTGATGGATTTTGTGATAATAAAGGTGTACATATATCTTCATGTAATATTAATGCATTGCTTCAAGCAAGAGATTTATTAATATCATGTAATATACCGTCTTCTTTATATAAAATTATTCATAAGGCTGGTAATGGACATTGATTCAGAATCATTAATTCCATATTGTAATAAAAAATTATCAAATTTATCTCAATATATTTCAGAAAGAGTAAAAGAAGGAAATACCGCAATAAGAATAAATAATGATGGAACATTTTCATATTCAGTTAAATCAGTAGAATTTACTGAAGTAGAAAATATTCAAACTTATAATTTTGAAGTTGAAGATGATGAATCTTATATAGCTGCAGGATTGGTTTCTCATAACTGCAAGGTTAAGTACGATAGATGTTCTATATGTGACAACAAAGCTTCGACACGAGCAAAATATTGTAAACATTTAAAAAATTACATGATGGTTATAGTTACAAAAGAATTAGCTGAACAATGGTCAAAAGAAACTGGTAAAAAAATACTTCCCGGAACGCAAGTATTTTGCTTCAATGATTTCCCTAGATTTTTCGACCTATCCAAGGTATTTTTGGGCGCTGACAAAATTTCTTATGTCTTAGGTAAAGCAGCCCATAACGGTTTCATAAATTATTCTGCAGATATTGCGGAAGTTGAGGGGGTGACGGACGAGATGGTTGACAAGGTAGCAATGGCCGCTAAAAAAGGAGAGATGGATAAAAACATTCCAGGGGCTTTTGAATCAAAAAATAATAATGATATAGATGGTATTGTAATTAAAACTCCTGAACTTGACGCACTTAAAAAATCAATTGACGATAAAGTTGTAAATACTATTTCAGCAGAACCGCAGCTTCCAAAAGATCTTCTTAACTCAATGTCTTCAGGACTTCCTCTTGAAACTATTTTCTCGACGATGCTGGGTCTTGGTATTCATCCAAAGCCAGTTGAATTTCAGAGAATAGTCTTAGTTCGTATTGGAGAAAAAGACTTGGCTGACAATCTTGAAAACAGTGGAATTATATTTGATACAAAATCAGATATAACTCCTACCCCTATTAATATATCTAATTCAGATTTCAGCGATACTCTTGGTAAAATATTGACACCATATCTGAATGACCGTAGTTGTTATCCTTCAATGTTAAATCCTAGGATGCAAACTATAATTATTAAAACAGCAGAAGCTCTTCCTTGGAATACAACTGAAAAGAAAGAAATGAAAGTAGATCCTGCGTTGACTGCTCTTGCTGCTTTGTATGCCGGTTTAAAATTAAAAGCAATGGGGTATGGTCCAGGTGATTTAATATCAATTTTTAATAAACCATGGTTGAAAACATTGCTTGGCGGAAGCGCATTGTGGGCAATTTATAACGAGATTGATAAAAGAAAAGATAAAAATAATATTCTTCCGTCGGCTTCTGAATACGCAAACGGTTTACCTAATACACATTTTTCAGGACATATAATAAAGGAAGCTGCTGGTGTTAATCTTGGTGGTTCATTAGGCTACGGTATTATAGGTGGTTTGGCTTTGGCTCCAGCTTCATATATATCTAATTCGTATAATCAAAAGTCAGTTTATGAGAAAGGGACCAGTCTGTATCCTGGAGCGGGAACAAATCCTTTAAAAGCATCAGCAATTGGAGTTGCAGGAATTACAGCCGGACATCACTACGCAACAAAGCTTTTAAAAAGTTTAAAAAAAGTTTGACATTAATTTAATACCATTGTATTATTTATTTAAAGGTTGTAATTAACAGTTTAACAATTTATAATATTAAACAGATAACAACAAGTTTTTTTAAAACTAAAATGGAGGTTTTTGTGGAAACTCGAAAAAGCACGTTTGAAGAGCACATGAGCATCGTAGAGACTGGTCACAGTAAGTCGGCTTCTGCGAAAACTTCAGTAAAGTCAGAAGGTTCCATTCTTGACAAGCTCGCAGCTGAGCTTGGTCTTGGTGGAAAAGCCCCTGTAGCTGAAGGTGAAAAAGAACTTCCTGGTAAAAACGTTACTGCTGTTTCTCCAGAAGTTGCTGCGGCAACTGACGGCGTAGCAAATCCTCAGCTAGCCGTTGCAGGTACTGACCTTGCGCGTCAGGCAGCCGGTATGCTTCCTCATCTCAAGGGTGATATTAATACACCTGTAGCTATTGCTACCGGTGAAGGCACCGCCATCACCGCTGATAGTCTTAACCGTACCGATGAAGCAGTTGCAGCTGCAGCTCGTGGAGCGGGTGGTAAAGAAGGTGGAAAAATGGAAACTGCAGCAACCGCAGCAGAGAAGCTTAATTCAGATGAAGCGGTAAAGGTTGGTGAACTAATCGCACGTTCTTTCCAGCAAACTCTTGAAAAAGACGCAGCTGACGCAGAGTATGCACAGGCTCTCAATATCCTTGATAACGCCGGTCTTCTTGAAGGTTATAACATCACCGATAAGAGCATTACGAAAACCGCAAGTGAAGAGAAGCCAGTTGATGTTCTTGAGAAGATTGCAAACAAACAGTCTCTTACCCGTGATGAGATAGTTCTTGGCGCAAAACAGTATATTGAAGTTGAGAAACTTGCCGCTGATGCTGATGCCGAAGGTCGTGAATTGGCGCATAAAGCTGTGGCCGAAGCAATAGAACAGGAAAAAGTTGCTTCTGTAGAGAAAACTGAACAGGAAAAGGTTGCCGAGCTTGCAAAAGATCCTAAAGTTGTTGAAGCAGTAAAGGTTCTTAAGGCAGCTGGCGTTCTAAACTAACTGAAAGCTGTTATGGTTTTCAAAGACACTAATATAGGCAGACTTATCCTTGATCAAATACCAATGGAAAAGTCTGCCGAAAATAAAATATCTTTTGATGCATCAAAGGCGGTCCAGGTAGCAGAAGGGTTAGCTAAGGTAGCATCATATCAGTATAGTGAAAAAGTGTATAATTCTGTTCAGGAGATGATGAAGATAGCTTCAAAGTGTTTAATTGATTTAAAGTCCGCCTTTGATGCAGCTATAGAAAAAAATGCTCAATTGCAGAAAGCTGCTGAAGTTCAGAGTATCATAGAAGATATGGCTAATAATGGACTGATAGGTGAACACGAAGTCCATGAAAAAGTTGCTGAACTTATGAGCAAAACAAGTGATAAACTTGAAATTTTAAAAGAAGCAGTCAAGCTTGCAAGTGGTGGAAAAACAGGTAACATTTTTTTTAATGAACAGGAAAAGCCGTCTTTAACAAAAACGGCAGGTAAAGACAAAAACGGAATGTTTGACAGTATATTATCATAACTTTAAAGGAGATTTATCATGTTGGAACTACTTACACCAATGCAGAAGCTTGAACGTGTTTCTCGTCAAATTGATCCTACTACCTTTGTTGCCGCTCCTGGTATCTGGGCACAAGTAGAGGCGGACGGATCTCTTTTGAACGTTGCTAATACCGTAAAAGCAAAAGTTAACAAACTTGTTATCGGAAGCGCATCACTCGATAAGTATGAATCGAATGATGTTGAGGTTGGTCGTATTACATCCCTTGAAACTATAGGATGCAGAGTTAAGGTTGACGGCGCAGGTTATGCTGGTACTATCGCTCAGGGTGATTTTCTTATCGTTTCCAGCGACACGGCGTCTCTTGGAAAACTTATAACAGTAGCAACAGCATCTTCGGCTGGTAATTACGAAGTCGTTGCACGAGCAGAAGAAGTTAATACTGCTGCTGGTTATATTATATATCGTACAGTTTCTCCGTATATCGTAACGAAGTAATTTTTGATTAAAATGGTTAGGGTCGTGAACCATAAACGACCCCATTAAACTGAGTGTTTCAGTCTATAAAAAACTAATTCAAATTAACAAGGAGCAACTATGTTGCGTGATCTATCATCGATACAGTTTAACGAGGCCTTCCTCGAAAAAATTGCTACCGTAGAAGGACAGGCACAGCTCACAGAAGCAGGTCGTCAGTATGTTAAGACCGAGCTTATGGAAGCTGCGTTTTCAAGGGCGATTATACCTCAGGAGCCTATTACGACTTCTGATTGTCAGAGAAACATTAATGACAATTCTCTGTATTTGATTCGTGAAATCGAACCTTCGGCAGCAGCTGTCGGCGTCGATAACCTTGGCGAGCCTAATGGTTCATACGTCAAGGGTGAGCGTTATATCATTCCCGTAATCAACTTCGCAACCAATCGTTTTCAGATTACTGTTGAAGACCTTCGGGCCTATCAGTATAAGATTACGAAACGTATCGAAGACAAGTCGGTTCCCGTACTTGAGAAACTTGAAGATAAGTTTTTCCTGCGTCTCATTGGTGCAGCAGTTGGTGTTTCCGCGAACCTGAGTCAAAAAGCAGTCAAGTATACCGGTACTCCTACTGGTACTCTTGAGATCGCAACCCGTGATATCGTTAAGATCAAGAATACTCTTGCTTCCGGTATTAATGGTAGTGATGCAAA